TGGCCCTGTTCCTGGTGATGGTTGCGACCAGCGCCTGGTGGAGTGGTCGCGTGGCGGGCCTGGCCGATGGGCGCGCCGCCTGCGCCGACGCACAGACCCGCGCCTACCGCGACGTCCTGGAGCAATCGGCGGCACAACTGAAGGCGGTCCAGGACACCAGCGCGGCTCTTTTCCAGCGCCTGGCCCAGCGGGCCGACAGCGACCAACAAACTACTCGGGAGCTTCGCCATGCCCTGGCCGAAACCGCTGCTGATCGCGCTGCCTGCCGCTTTCCTGCTGGCGTCATGCAGCAGCTCGAAACCGCCCGTCAACGTGCCGCCCAGGCCACTACCGGCGGCCTTGGCTCAACCGTGCCCGACCCCGGTGGCGGTGACTGATGACAGCCCCGATGCCACCGCAATTGCCCTCAAACAACTCTACGACCAATACGGCCTCTGCGCCGGACTGCACTGGGACACCGTGCGGCACCTTCAAAAGGACTGATCCGATGACCGAAAAGAAAGCCTCTCCCGAGTTCGAACTGCTGCAACGCATCGACGGCCGCCTGGAGCGCTTCGAGGACCGATTCCCGCAGATCGAGCGTAAGGCCGTGCTGTACGGCTCGGCGGCCGGCGCGCTGGCGGGTGGCCTGGTTGCCTGCGGCCTGCTCGCGGCGCGTATCAAGCTCGGTATCTGAGGTAGTCATGGCGCACCCGAAGGAAACCCGCGACGCCCTGCGCCGCGCCTACGTCCTCGACCGCCAGTCCCTGGAGGTCGCGGCCGCCATGTTCGGCGTCTCCTACGGCACCGCCCGCCGCTGGAAACAGCAGGCGGAAGCCGAGGGGGACGACTGGGACAAGGCGCAATCGGCGCAGTTGCTGGCCGGTGGTGGGCTGGAGGACGTGGCGCGCCAGGTGCTGGCCGGCCTGGTGACCCAGTTCCAGGCCACGATGGAAGCCATCCAGGTAGACGCGGACATCAAGCCCGCCGTGAAGGTGCAGCTGCTCGCCAGCCTGGCCGATGCCTACAACAAGACGGTCAGCGCGTCCAAGCGCGTTCTGCCCGAAACATCAGCGCTGGCCACCGCTATGGAGGTGCTCCAGCGCCTGGCCAGCTTCATCCGTGAGCGGTTCCCGCAGCACGCCCAGGCATTCGCCGAGGTGCTGGAGCCGTTTGGAGAGGTGATTGCGAAGGAGCTGGGCTGACCAACCTATTCGCTGAAGGGGTCGTACCGACTGACAACCACGGGTCCGCTATCAGGAATCTTTTCGACATGAACAACAGAATTGCAGGGGTGACATTTCAAGGCCTTGTACCAGCCATCATTGCAAGGCTGAAGAATGGTCTTGATTCCTTTTTGGTAGCAATCGGCACATATGTGATGCAGAGGTTCGGTGCCTTGAACCTCTGGCTTTATGCGATACACAAGTCCACCCGCTTCCGTCTGGTGGAGCTGGTAGCGCTCTTTCTCCTGTTCCCAGCGTTTGAACTGAGCAATTTCGGCTTCCAGCTCGCCTATGCGGCGGGTCAGCGTCGTCTGATCCGCGTGGGCGCTGTTCAGCTGGGATTGCAGCCCGAGCAGCACGCCGTTCAGTTCGACCACCTTGGTCGTTACAGCCGCATCCGTCTTGAGCGTGAGCATGCTCTGCGTAATGTCAGTGGCCGCCTTGATGCCGCCGTAGGCACCAGCAATCCAGTCCATCATGACCAGGTTCCTTCTGGGGAGAAATCGTCCCATGAAGGGTAGCACCAGAGACTTCCTGGCGGATATTGCCCAGCTCGCGGGGGAGTTCCGCCGCCAGATCGAGGCCGAGGTCGCAGGCTTCGACCCCGACCCGAAGGCCAGCGCCGCCCGGCGTGAACGGGCCAGCGCGGACTATGAGTATTTCGCCCGGACCTACTTCCCGCACTACGTGAAGCGCGGTAACGCGCTGCTCCACGACTACCTCTACAAGCGGTTGCCCGAGCTAGTGGACCACCCGGACGGCCAGCACGAAGCCATTGCGGCGCCGCGTGGTAATGCCAAGTCCACCCTGGTGAGCCAGATATTCGTGATCTGGTGCGTACTCACCGGCCGCAAGCATTACCCCCTGATCATCATGGATGCCTTCGAACAGGCCGCCACGATGCTGGAAGCGATCAAGGCGGAGCTGGAGTTCAACCCGCGCCTGGCCATGGACTTCCCCCAGGGCGCCGGCAAGGGCCGCGTCTGGCAAGTCGGCACCATCGTTACGGCGAACGATGCCAAGGTCCAGGTCTTCGGCTCCGGCAAGCGGATGCGCGGTCTTCGACACGGCCCGCATCGTCCTGACCTGGTGATCGGCGACGACCTGGAGAACGACGAGAACGTCCGCAGCCCGGAGCAGCGCGACAAGCTGGAAAACTGGCTGAAGAAGACCGTTCTGTCCCTCGGCTCGGCCGACGACACCATGGACGTCATCATCATCGGCACCATCCTTCACTACGACTCGGTCCTGTCGCGCCTGCTGAAAAACCCGCTGTGGAAGCGGCGCAAGTTCAAGGCGATCATCGAATGGCCGCACCGCATGGACCTGTGGGAGACGTGGGAGGAGCTGCTGCTCAACTCCGACGACGAGGGCGCCGCCGCACTGGCCTTCTACCAGGAACGCGTCGCCGCCATGGAGGACGGCGCGATCATCTGCTGGCCGGATGGGCAGCCCCTCTACAAACTCATGGTGAAACGTGCCCGCGATGGGCACTCGGCGTTCGACTCGGAACAGCAGAACGACCCTGTCCAGGGCGAAAACGCCCCCTTCGCCGCCTGCATCACGTTCTGGGTCAACCGCCTGGCGCAATGGATGTTCTACGGCGCGTGTGACCCGTCCCTGGGTAAGCAAGGTTCCAGCCGCGACCCCAGCGCCATCCTGGTGGGTGGGTTCAACCGGGAGACAGGCGTCCTGGACGTGGTCGAGGCCGCCATCCGCAAACGCCTGCCGGACAAGATCATCGAGGACGTCATCGCCATGCAGCGGGCCTATCACTGCCTGGTGTGGGGCGTTGAGGCGGTCCAGTTCCAGGAGTTCCTGCGCACCGAGCTGGTGAAGCGCTCGGCCAAGGCTGGCTGCCCAGTACCTGCCCGAGCGATCACGCCACATGCCGACAAGCTACTGCGCATCGAAAGCCTCCAGCCGCACATGGCCAACGGCCTCATCCGTCTGCATCCAAGCCAGACCGTCCTGGAACAACAGCTGCGGCACTTCCCGGCCGCAGACCACGACGATGGCCCCGACGCCCTACACATGCTCTGGATGCTAGCCACCACGGGGTTCGCGCCGATAGAGGCGACCTTGGTCAAACGCCGGCATGAATACGCGCCCGGCCTTGACGATTCTTTTGACACTGGCGGCCGCTTCGGCGGCGCATGGTAGGTACGACACATGGCACAAATCGTTGACGTCTACGGAAACCCGATCCGAACCCAGCAGTTGCGCGAGCCGCAGACCTCGCGCCTGGCCGGCCTGGCGAAGGAGTTCGCCCAGCACCCGGCCAAGGGGCTGACGCCGGCCAAGCTGGCTCGCATCCTGGTCGAGGCCGAACAGGGCAACCTCCAGGCCCAGGCCGAACTGTTCATGGACATGGAGGAACGCGACGCCCACTTGTTCGCCGAAATGAGCAAGCGAAAGCGCGCAATCCTCGGTCTGGACTGGGCGGTCGAGCCTCCGCGTAACGCCTCGGCGGCCGAGAAAGCCGATGCCGACTACCTGCACGAGCTGTTGCTCGACCTGGAAGGGCTGGAGGACTTGCTGCTCGATGCGTTGGACGGCATCGGCCACGGCTACAGCTGCATTGAGCTGGAGTGGGCGCTACAGGGGCGCGAATGGATGCCGCTGGCGTTCCACCACCGACCGCAGAGCTGGTTCCAGCTCAACCCCGAAGACCAGAACGAGCTGCGGCTGCGCGACAACAGCCCGGCCGGCGAAGCCTTGCAGCCCTTCGGCTGGATCATTCACCGGCCGCGTGCGCGCTCCGGCTATGTGGCCCGCAGCGGCCTGTTCCGCGTGCTGGCCTGGCCGTACCTGTTCCGTCACTACGCCACCTCCGACCTGGCGGAAATGCTGGAAATCTATGGCCTGCCGATCCGGCTGGGGAAATATCCGCCAGGTACTGCCGACGAGGAAAAGGCAACCTTGCTGCGGGCCGTTACCGGCCTGGGCCACGCTGCTGCCGGGATCATCCCCGAAACCATGGCCATCGACTTCCAGCAGGCGGCGCAGGGCAGTAGCGATCCGTTCCTGGCGATGATGCGGCAAAGCGAAGACGCCATATCCAAGGCGGTCCTCGGCGGCACCCTGACCAGCACCACCAGCCAGTCAGGCGGTGGTGCTTTTGCCCTGGGCCAGGTGCATAACGAGGTTCGGCACGACCTGCTGGCATCCGATGCCCGCCAGTTGGCGGCCACGTTGTCCCGCGATCTGCTCTGGCCGCTCCTGGTGCTGAACCGCCCTGGTAGTCCCGACGTGCGCCGGGCGCCGCGCCTAGTCTTCGACCTGCGCGAGCAAGCCGACATCACCAGCATGGCGCAGTCGATTCCGGCACTGGTCAACGTGGGGCTGGAGATTCCCAGCGCCTGGGTCTATGACAAGCTCGGCATCCCGCAGCCTGCCAAGAATGAGCCAGTTCTGCGTTCGGCTGCGCAGCCTGCGATCCTGAGCCGCCAGCATGGACAACGGGTGGCAGCTTTGGCCACCATCGTTGGCCCGCGCTATGGCGATCAGCAGGCGCTGGACAAGGCGCTGGCTAGTCTGCCGGCCAAGGACATGCAAGACCAGGTCAACGACCTGCTCGCCCCGCTCCTGGAAGCGGTCAACCGCGGTGACAGCGAAACCGAACTACTCGGCGCCCTTGCCGAAGCGTTCCCGGACATGGATGACAGCGCCCTGACGGACGCGCTCCACCGGCTGCTGTTCGCTGCTGATACTTGGGGCCGCCTCCACGGCAACCTGGACCGGATCGACTGATGGCCGCCCCAACCGAGGCCGATCTGCGGGCCATCTTCGCCCTGCGGCCAGCCGCCGCTATCGAGTACCTGGAGCGCAAGGGATTCGCCACTACTTGGAACTGGCACGATGTTGACGCGGCCACCCACGCCCGTGCTCTGACCGTTGCCAGAGCAGCACGCCTGGACGTGCTCCAGGACATTCGCAACGCCCTGGTCGAGAACCTGGAGCGCGGCGAGACGCTACGAGATTTCAAGCGCAACCTGCGGCCGACCCTGGAGGCGAAGGGCTGGTGGGGTCGCCAGGTGGTAGTCGCGCCGGATGGAGGCGCCGAGGTCGCTCAACTGGGCAGCCCGCGCCGCCTGGATACCATTTACCAGACCAACATGCAGTCGGCGTATATGGCAGGGCGTTACGCGGCTGCCTACGAGGCCAGGGAAACCCACCCTTACTGGATGTATGTAGCGGTGATGGACGGCGTTACCCGACCCAGCCATGCCGCCCTGCATGGGAAGGTCTTCCGCTGGGACGATCCAATCTGGCAGCACATCACCCCGCCCAATGGCTACAACTGCCGGTGCCGGATCGTTGCCTTGACGGAGGCCGCTGTCCGCCGTCGCGGCCTGACCGTCGAATCCAGTCAGGGCAAGACCGGCCAGGTCACCGTCGAAACCGGCGTGGACCGGCGCACAGGGGAGATTCGCGAACAGACCCTGACCACCCTGGAGACGACCGACCGGGCCGGGCGGAAGATCCAATTTCGTCCCGACGCCGGTTTCGACGGCAGTCCCATACAGAGTCACCTGATGGACCAGGTGCTATACGACAAGGCCGAGCGTACCCTGGGGGCACCCGCCGCCCTCGAAGAGGTCCAGAGCGTGCTGCTGGACCCTGTCCGCCAGCGCGCCTGGGAGGCCTTCGTAGATCGCGCCGCGTCCCCCCAGGGGCAGACCATGTCCATCGGCGTGCTCGATCCGACCGACGTCACCTACGCCGTCGCCCAGGGCGCCCAACTGCGCGCTGGCGTAGTCGCCACCAGCGATACCGCGATTCGTAACAGCGCCGTCACTCGCGAGCAGCTCGCCAACTTGCCGCAGCGCTTCGCCCAGCCTGACCTGGTGCTGTGGGAGCGTGGTAGCGAGTCGTTGGTCTACGTCGTCCAGGCCGATGGTGCCGCCCTGGCTATCCGTCTGCGCGGCGAGATATACGGACCCGGCCAACTGGAAAATGTCGGCCAGGTTATGGAGATCACCATGGATAGCATCCAGGATGGCCTGGCGACGGGCCGCTACAGGAGAGTGCGCTAATGACAACTAGGATCGACGTCGAGCTGGACGACCAGGAGGTTCGCCAGCGCCTGGCGGTGCTGATGCGCTCGGTGACCGATACGCTGCCGGTCATGCGTGGCATCGCTGCCGAGCTGCTCGCGGAAACTGAGTTCGCCTTTATGGACGAGGGGCCGGGCTGGCCGCAGCTCAGCCCCGTGACTGTCGCCGCTCGCGAGGCTAAGGGGCGTGGTCCACACCCGATCCTCCAGGTCACAAACGCCCTGGCTCGCTCGGTCACGACCTGGGCGGATCGCAACGAGGCGGGAATCGGGTCCAACTTGGTCTATGCGGCCATCCACCAATTTGGTGGCGACGCCGGCCGAGGTCACCAGGTCGAAATTCCTGCACGGCGGTATCTGCCGTTCGACGAAAACGGCCAACTGGCGGCCGGCGCTCGGCAGTCCATTCTGGAGATCGTCCTAACAGCCTTGAGCCGAAATCGGTAGTGGCCACTTTCGGACAAGCGGCACACTGTGCCTATTGCGAATTAGGCACAATGTGCCTAATCTAACGTCATGCCAGCCACAACGGCGAGGCGCCAACAAGGATTCAAACCATGAAGTTCATCAAATACCTCAGCACCGCTCACCTGAACTATATGAATATCGCCGTTTACGAAAATGGCAGCAAAATCAAAGCCCGCGTTGAGAACGTCGTAAACGGCAAAAGCGTTGGTGCTCGTGATTTTGACTCAACGGAGCAACTGGAATCCTGGTTTTATGGTCTGCCTGGCAGTGGCCTCGGTCGTATTGAAAACGCTATGAATGAGATTTCCCGGCGTGAAAACCCCTGATGCATCCAACCACGATCCAGACCCGCGCTACCTGCGCGGGCTGCTCAAGAAAGCCGGCATCAGCCAGCGGCGCGCAGCCGAGCTGCTCGGCCTCAGTGACAGGGTGATGCGCTATTACCTGAGCGAGGACATCAAGGAGGGCTACCGCCCCGCGCCGTATACCGTCCAGTTCGCCCTGGAGTGCCTGGCGAACGACCCGCCATCTGCGTGATCACCTGATCCGCCCGCAAACGCGCTACACGCGCCGAAACGGGGTTAGTCGCTACCTCGCATCAGAGTCGGTGCGTTAACCCCGTTAGAACCCCGTTAGAAATCGCTCCAGCGCCATTCGTGTGCCAGGGTTTGGCCAGAAGATGGCGCCGGACTCCGCAGTCGTTGAACCCCTTCCCGTAACCGCCGCGCTCGACCGTCGCCACCATTGGCGGCATGGAAAAGAACCGCCTACTCGTTGCCATCGCCGCCTGCTCGTTCCAGCTTCCCCAGCTGGAGGATGGCAGCGCCTGGATTCAAGTCACTCCAGCTGGTGAGTTCCGGCCCACGGACGGGCGCCCCATGGACGTGCCGGCCTGGCGGATCGATGCCGCCAGCGCCGCCGCCGTGATCGACCGGGCCAGGGCACGCAAGACACCGCCTGTCCTGGACTATGAGCACCAGACCCTCAAGAAAGAGGAAAACGGCCAGCCGGCGCCTGCTGCCGGCCGCTTCCTCGATTTCGAATGGCGTGAAGGCTCCGGCCTGTGGGGCCGTGTCGAATACACAGCCCGCGCCGCACGAATGATCGAGGACGGTGAGTACCTCTACTTCTCGCCGGTCTTCAGCTACGCCCCGGACGGCACGGTCCTGTCGATTCTGATGGGCGCCATCACCAACGACCCCGCCATCGATGGCATGGAGCCGCTCGCCCGCCGAGCGGC